GGATGAGAGGTATGCTGCATATGCTTGACCGAAGTGTCTTGAAGCAACGCTTCATTTTCATCAATATACAAGTATACAATAGGCGTAATTGCGTGCGTCCGGTCATACCCTATAGCTGTATTTTCGAACCCTATAACATAATTCTCTTTACGATAATACTGTTCTTTTGCTTCCTCTACATTCGACGACCAATTCTTTATCATTCGTAATTCTGGAATGACGGAGCATATAATATCCACGGTTTCCTGACAACCATCCGAGTAAATGACTGCATTTATAGATGGTGTATCGACTATTTGACGCAAAAAATTAAGAGCGTTCTTTGTTGGTGTAACATATAATAAAGCATGAGTGCGGAATGCTTCCAGCTTTTCATTTTGAAGCTCTGAGAGAATTCTCTCGGTGTGAATACAGTCGTGTCCTGCCAATTCGGCTGCTATATCCTCTAAAAAAGTGCGAATATTCTTGTATTTGATGTATGTATTCCACTGAGAATATGACATAAACTGCAGTCCACGATTTCGGAATACATCTGTATAACTGCGATAATGTGCATATGAAGTATGAACAAGTGTTCCGTCGAGATTAAACATAAGAAAACGCCGGTCACCATCGCCAATAATCTTCGGGTGTTTGTATCGAGAGAAAATATGCGGAATTGTCTCCACGAATGTATGTGTGAAATAATTCCGGATATTGTATCGTGTTTCGATGAGTTGGGGGTCGTGTGGTCGGTGTTGGGTCAAATCATGAAACAAATGCTTATGCGACTGCGGAATGATGTGAAAATGTGACAGCCCCATATACTCTGCTATTGCCTTTGTCATTTCATATTTGGTATAACGGTTGTCTGGATTGTAAAAGTGATATATGCCAGTGAATTTGGGTATAATCGCACCACTACTGCTTTGAATATTATTCAGTTTCGTCATATTATCCAATGCAACTGTTGCAACGACGCGAATAAATATACACAAATCCGGAGCAAATACAGGCCGCTGTATGTCGTAATTATCGACGATTAGTGCTGCTCTTCTTGTTGCTGCACGCAAGTCCATCACATTCCTCGCCAGAGTAGTGACAGTTGTATTATAATGATATTCTGCATTCGTGTATACCGATGGTGTGCGTATAATACAATAGTTCGGTGAAGTTACACATTGCATCGTCGAGAGACAGGATGAAAGTGTGATTGGAACTGTATAATTTCTCTGAACCCGCAACTCTGACAATAACTTACTCATCCCATAATTATGAATTGGATTTACTGGTGAATTCGGAAAATTGGGTTGTGAACACCCATCAAATACCGAATCGGTGGATAAGTGTATAAAATAAATCCCGTCTTTTGCACAAAGCGACGACATCGTATCTACTGCTTCTACATTTACATGTAAAGCGTGTCCCCAATCTCTCTCGCACAACTCGAGATTTTTCTCGGTCACTAAAAATATACAAACTCGCCACCGCTCTTTATTCTCTATAAAAAATTCGCGGACTTCATCTGGTTTTGTGAAATCCACGTGAAACATATTATCTCGTTTGCAAAAATCGAGGTCTTTACATCGATAATATGTCCCGTCATATGGCATATTCTCTCGGTCAAATAAGTTGCAAAGGTCGCGGCCGACTATACTAGAAGCTCCACAAATAAGTATTGTCATAATGGAATGAAACCTTCTTACCTATTTCTATCACTGCCTGTTTATGTTTTTTACAACTACTAATTTACGAGGCACACGCCCCTCCACTTTACGCAATCCGCGCATATACCACACAGGCATCTCACGCCGTTTTCCCCATTTTGCAATCCGGCGCTTCGGTGCGGACAAATAATAACTCCGGTAGGAAGCAACCGCATCGTAAATGTCGTGGCCGTGGCTCGTTCCGGTCGCGGTATCGGGGGCGTGGGCGTGAATTTTGAACTCATCGGGCATCGCTAGTGCGAAGGGTGTCATTACACCTGGCGTCTTGACGCGTTCGAATGCTTCTGGCGGCGGGATATTCTGGCGTAGGTATTGGGCAACGCTATATGATTTGTGCTCCTTGTGTTCCGGGTGGTTGTATCTGTATTTCCATTCCGCGTGCATTGCGTCAATAAGATCGAGCGTCCATATGAAGTTGGCTTGAGAAGCACGACACCATATCGTAACGGGATGGTTCTTATGTGCAATTTTATAGACGCACGGGTCGCATTCGGTAGCGGTAGCGGCGGTAGCGGCGGTAGCGGCGGTAGCGGCGGTAGCGGCGGTAAGAAGGCGTTGAGTTGTGCATAACATTTGAACCGCTTCTAGGATGATTTTAGCGATATGTTTGTCCATCATATATTCCGCGATTTTAGCGGGGTCGAGCGAGAGAATGAAGATGTTCATTGGCGACGTTCTGTTTTCAGTGTTATCGTTCCATTTGTAAACAAAAAGATTTCAATTTTTTGTAGAGACAACACAAATAAACAATATAAAAAATATCTCTCGTTATATCATAAAATGCCTTTGAACTCCGCTTTCTCTCCCGCCGTTGCCGCCGATGCTCACGCCGACGCTTCCTCGAAGGTTCGCGTCTCTGGTTCTGTATCAGGAAATGTGAACTTTTCTTTTGGAGGTAGTCGCCCATCCCCGAAATCTACTTATATGTCGAATGGTTATCAAATGAACTCCAATGGATATTTAGCCAACCCAACTCGTTCGGCACAAATCGCCGCCAATAACGCGGGTGCTCTTACTCGTGCAGAGGCGTCTCGTATGGGTCTGCCTCTTGGTGGTAGGCGTTAATCGTCGTCGCTACGCTACTGGCGTCGTTTCCATTCCATTCGATTCCATTTCATTATGATATAAAGTTTTTTCGCGTATTATATCATAAAATGCCTTTGAACCCCGATTTCTCCGCGTGCACCGCTGCCCCTGATGCTAAGTTGTCATTCAACATCAATGCATTCAATGGCAACACCACGAATTTTGGTAAATGTGCTGCTCCTGCTCCAAAATCAATGACCTCGACCCCGACCCCGACCCAACCTCGTATTGAACCATTCCTCCCGAATACAAACCGCAGTCCAGGTATGATAATGCCGATGTAATGTAATGTAATGTAATGTAATGTATGTATCAATTTTAAGTTTTCAATACTGTAAAATTGATATAAATCAATCCAAACCACTTTTATATGTATTGAGAACCGATGGAAAGTTCAGCAGTTCAACCTGAGATAGCAGCAACTCCGTCTGTGAAGAAGAAAATCCTTGTTAAAAAAAAGGCAGTCATCGCCCCCGCCGCCGCCCCCGCACCGTCAGGCTCGAAACAAATAACTACCATTTTCGGGGATTGCCGCGAAAAGTTGTCAGAAGTCGCGGATAAATCCATCCAAACTGTATGTATCGACCCGCCATATAATATCGGCAAAGATACTTGGGATAGTATCGATGATTATATTCCGTGGCTGACTGGTATTATTCAGCAACTCGAGACAAAAATGAAAGACAATGGTTCACTCTTCGTATTTCATAATGATATGGAGCAAGTCGCCGAACTGATGGTGTCGATTAAAAAGAATACCAAACTTCAGTTCAAACAAATGATTGTATGGAATAAGCGGTTTGATGCTTCTAGCAAGAAAGGGTTTCTCGACGGGTTCATCGTCAAAAATGTGCTACATAACTGGAATAAGATGGCAGAGTATATATTATATTACACATTCGATAATACATGGAAAATGGCCGATGCCAGAAAAAAAGGCAATGTTTCACAACTCACAATCTCAAGCGAAATTCGGAGCAAGACCGGTGGATTGACTGGGTGGTATAGCAATTTAGAAACAGGGAAAAATCTGCCGACCGAAGATACCATCAAACCAATTACGAAACATTTGGGATTGACTCTCGACGACATCGTTCCAAAATATCATAATCTAAAGAAAAATCATAGCGTATGGAATTACGATATCGCCAAACGCTCCGATGTTCATATAACGCCCAAGCCTGTTGATTTACTTGAAAATATTATCCTTCATACGACGGATGAAAATGATACAGTGTTGGATTGTTTTGCCGGTTCAGGGACGATTGCCGCTGCTTGTTTGAATACATCGCGAAAATGTATTATGATTGAAAAAGACCCGGTGTATTATGAACATATTATTAAAAGTTATGGCGGTGATAAGTAGTTCGCTGGTTCGCCGCGGTTCGCTCATTCCAAACATCCTCGCAACGTATCACGCCACCCTTCTTCCAGATAATTTTCTTCTCCAATGATGAGATTACCTCGCCTGGACATAAATAATACATTTAATCCGCGAATTGTGTATTCAGAATCGCTTCGCGAAACAATATGTCCAATTTGTATATCATTTTGAGAAATATCGAAACGGCTGTCTCGGGTCGTATCCACGAAATCTCTCGGCGTGAATGTATACCTCCGAACAGCACATCGTGTAAATCCGCTGCCCCCGTCGCTTCTGTCCGTGAATATTCGTCGGTTATACCCCCTGTAAAATGTATCAAGAAACAGTTTGTGTGTATTTTGAAGGAACGCAATCATTTCTTTTTCCTGGGCCGAGAGATTTTCATCTGGAGTAAGATATTCGTCAATTCCTTGTATATTCAAGAGATACGACATAAAATCGATATATGCCGTGGCCATCATCAATGGGGTCGAGCGTTCACATAGAGGTATAGCACAGCTTCTTTTTGACACTGTGCCTGCTGCTGCTGCTGCTGCTGCCAATGCCCTTTCATACTCTTTTATCAAACGCTCATTTGCCGACGAGACCACGATAGGGAACCCACGGTCGTGTCGGTTTTTATAGATAATTCCATCGTTTCCGGGAGTGGTATATATCGCTTGGTCGATTTTTGTTCCGAAACGCGTGGATGCCGCCGCCGCCGCCGCCGTTGCGTCCCTTTTGAAAAGATTATTGTGGCATTTTGACATACATTTGCCACTATGGCCTTTCGGTAAAATGCAAAGCTTATTCTCGATTTTTCCAGTAATTTCGTCGAGTGTATTTGTAATGAACGGCTCGATTTGTTTGAATGCAGTTTCAATTGTATCTCGATGTGTGGATGGTCTGCTTCCAGTTTCAAATATACCTACCGTAATGATTGATAATAGGCGGCGAAGTAGCGTATTCGGCGGCATGTGCCTGTGCGCGAAGATATTCCGGTTGTTGGAAAAGGTCGAATTTCGGGAAAGATAACATAACACGACGAAGAAATGAAGTTATATAATATCGCATAAAATCTTTCAATTTTTCGAAATATGCCGTGAATTATAATATCGAAATAAAATCATAATTATACGAAAACGACTTTAAGTCATCTTCATATAATAGTATATATCAAGATGCCACGCAAATCAGCTCCGGCTCCGGCTCCGGCTCCGGCTCCGGCCTCGACCTCGACCTCGACCTCGACCTCGACTTCGGCGTCTGCTCCCGCCCCCAATACCAATGAACTAGACGACGCTGCCCTTAAAAACATCAACTATAAGAATATGCTTCTTACCGGCAACTCGATGCTGAAACCAGATATAGTCACCAATCCGAATATTGACGATATCCTTGAAAACGAAAAGAATGCGAATAAAAGCGACCCGTGGAATAAACTCGATAAATCGGCAAAAATCGGTAAGCTCAAGGAGTTTGCTGCACGACACGGCGAGAAAGAGAAACACAGTGAACAAGAAATCGTTGCTCTTTATCGGTTTCTTGTCAGTTCTCTTGAACAGAAGAAACTAATGCGTGCAAAGGACGTTGTCTACGACAAGACTAGTGGAACAATAACTAGTATTCCGTGTCTGATTTATCACGCCGGATTTAAAAAATTCACTCTGAAACGATGCGAGAAACGGCAATCTACGCTTAAATCACTCGCGCCAATGACCGGGGGAAGTAGTATGTCGAAGAAGCGTAAACTTGCTGCAGAGGCAGAAGGGGCAGTAGCGGCAGAAACCAAATTGTAGATTGTAAAATTGAATTAAACATAATAGATACTACTGTATAATAAGAAACGAATGTTAAAAACGATTAAGGTGAAGAAGAAAAGTGTAGAAAAAATCCGATATATTGATTTATTTTGTGGTTTGGGTGCTTTCCATGCAGCATTTAATACGTCAAAACATTTTGAATGTGTTCTCGCTTGT